GTGTATCTACAACATAGTACGAGGCTCCATCGAGAATGAATCCGCCATCCTTAATGACGCGCATCTCGTTCTCTTCAAACAGCAGAGCGTATGTCTGCTCTGTGTTGAAGCTGAAGGGTATCAACCTCGCACGTTTACTGCTGTCGCCTATCTCCCCTATGAATCGCGTACCTTGTCGAGAGTACGCACCTCCTTGTGGACGAATGAACATGTTCTCACATAAAGCCAGTCCTGTGGAGTACTTGGCGATGTCCGCCCGTGAACGCAGAGACGGAGCAATCTCACCGCCTGTGAAACTTCTTTGGATGACTTCAGGCATGAGCTTAGTTCCTTATCGTAATATATTCGCTGTCTGCGATTTCTTTCTTTTGTTCGTTTAGCTCATTAGCAATCCCTGCGCTGAGATACCCCTTGTACATTGACATGCTATCTGAGCGTAGACCTCGCCCAGCTTCCACTCCAGCGATAGGTACCGCAAGCTCTGCCGCCATCAAATGGGATAGTGCCATTATGAAGTTTAAGCTGAACAGGCTGGGGTTCTCGACGCGAGCACGGTAGTCAATATATACATCGGAGTAGTTGCACCCTATTGTACGGTTGTTACTCGCAAGGATGACTTTGTATTCGATGAGCGCATCCGGTAGAGGACCTACTATGCCCCCCGCCCGATGGGTGTAATATAAGCCCGACGTCCTGTTATCCGCGTTAATCGCTTCATAATTAGGCATGACACGGTTGACTCTCAAACAGTCTGACGGGTACTGGTACGTATACGCCCAGTTAAAAGTGTCTTGCACCAACAGTACTAGTGGCTTGATTGACCCTGCGAATTGCCACGGTGAGTCCTGAAGCATCTGGTCACGCAATAGTGGATACAACGTTTTACATTGACGAGCCTGTACTGACTGCTCATCTAAGGAGTTGATTGTCCCCGCTCTGATATGACCCAGTGCTAAGTTGCATATATCTACTTCACTAGCCATGTTGGTTCACCTTATAGTGTTTTAGTAGCTGACTCTGCTGATGCGACGAACGTCACCGCTTCGATAGCTTCTTGGTCTTCTTTAGCCTTTGCTTCTGCTTCCGCTTTGGCTTTGTTCTCGGCTTTTGTACGAGCACCTTTCTGCGCCGCAGTCTCACCCTTGATAGGCTGAAGCCACGACGGGCAAGGTTTAATCTCGTTCTCGACATTGAGCACAGGTCTCTTGCCGTTAGGGTCGTACTGGACTCCGTTGTAGAATCCTCTTCGTTTTACATTGTATGATGGCATCTTATCTCTCCTGAATTAAAAAAGGCAGACCATTACAGCCTGCCTTGTATCTTACATCCAATTATGCTTACGCACCAGTGATGTTAGTTTGGTTACCCATGGTGATAGCCGCAGTTACTCTGCCTGCTGAAGGTATAGTACCGCCTGAGCCATTTAAGAACAGACGGATGTAACGCTTCAAGTTAGTAGGCAATACCTGCAGACCGTACTGGTACCCAGCGACTGCTTGAGCGGCAGGAATGCTCGAACGAGATACGTAGTTGAATCCACCACTATCGGAGTCGCTAGTCTCAATACTAACCTCAAAGAATTGTAAGTTATTAAACGTCTCTGTGATTTGAATCAAGATAGGTACCGGAGTACCTTTACCCACGTCACGGTTCAACGGGCCAGCGGCACCGTAAGGAATGCCAGCGGCACCGAGGTCTATAATGTTGTCAGACTCCGCATCATTAGTGACTGCTTGATTGTCTGATAAAATTAAGTTCTGAGAAAGAATCATAATATTTTCCTATTCGAAAGAAGAAGAACGTGCGGTATTAAACCACACGAGCCTCAGTGTTTAAGATAGCATCCACTTCTTTGATAGGGATACCACGGTAGGTCAGAACTTCTTGACCCTGTATCTCAGTTCTGCCGAGGCGAACAAAGTTATCAGACGCACCAGCGTTAGTCGCTAGTTTATCTAGTGCTTCAAGCACGTCACGGTTGCAGTAAATGCAGATGGTGCCATTTGCTACACGACGGTTCTGGAGCTTGTAGTACGCACTGCGCATGAAGTCGTAAAGGTCCACTGTGCCAGCTTTGATATTTGAAACATCAATGTTAGCAACACGGGCAATGTATCTCCAGTCCTTGACTGCTAGACCGATGTGCCATGTGAACTTCTCTTCTTTAGCGTAGTAGGCTTTGCCGTCTGCATCAGTGATACGTTGACGACCCATGTCTTCGCGCTGAACACCCGCTTGAGTACCTTTTGGATACAACAAGTGGCATTGACGCTCACCCCATGTTACGAACCACACCGAAGTGTTGTCTGCGCCTGTACCGCCAGCATCGATAATCTGATTACCATTGGCGGCGTCAAGAGAATTAAAGCGTGGTGCTAGTCCCATGAACTCTTCAGGGTCTGACGTAGTGTTGCCGTAGAACATCTTGTCCGCGACTTCTTGGTTCATCGCTTCTAAGTATGACATCGCTTCAGATAGACGCACTGCGCCTTCGTTCGTGCTCAAAGCAAGCAAGCGCTCATCGATGGTGCTTAGACCTTCAACGAAACCTGTGGTGTCTTCTACTTGTGCAGTAGTCGACTTGCTCTGGTCAATACCTTTGTATAGGCGACCCCATGACACTGCAGGTAGTCCTGTGCGCACGGTGTGTAAGTGAGAAGTACCTTTGTTACACTCAACAGCATAAGCGTCGTCAAGTATAGGGTTCATCTCCATTAGTAGCTCGATGACTGAGACATACTGCCCCATGCCGTCTTGCTGTTTGTAGATGTCGATTAAGTCGACAAATTGGTTTCCAATAGTAGCCATTGGTTAGTTCCTCGTTTTAGGATTTAGTTGGATACAATACACTAACATGGTCACGCGGTCCTTGGTTGACATTATTACCCGTATCATCTGGGTTGTCTTCCTTGGTTAAGCGTCCCACCTTAGTCATTAGGCGAATTACTTCTGGATGGTTGCCCAATCCAAAATCATTCAACAGTTTATTAAAACCTTCGGAGCCAAACTTAGCGATAGCCTGTTTAGCGATGCCGACGTTCTCTTCGAACTTGTCACCCCCGAACTCTTTATCAGCTTTAGATTGCGCCAGCCAGTCATCTTTTAACTGAGTAAATGCATCCATTTGTCCCTGTTGACCTGCCTGTACTTGTGCCGCTTGGAAATCCACCAGCTTCTGCGCTTGTTCCTGAGTCAGCCCCAGCTCTTTGAAAAGAGGTGTAGCAGATTCAAGTTGCGCATCATCTAGCGTCAATCCCTCGGGCAACGTAAAGTCGGCGTAGGTCTCGAGAGAACTATCATCGGTGCTATTAGCATCAGTATCTTCGCCGCTTGTGTCAGCGACTTCCTCCCCTTCTGGGTTAGATTCGTCTCCAGTCGTCGTGTCGTCAGTCGACTGTAGTTCAGCATCATCTGCTGTTTGTTGGGTCTGCGATGTTACTATTGCCGCTTCAATTGTCATGTCGTTCGTCCAGTAAAGTTAAGTACTTATCAGGACAGGCTTGCTCAAGCTCTTTCACCAGCGTGAGACCTACCTGTCTCTTGCCTGCATTATATGCATGTTTATGGGTGTCTATATCAAACGTCGAATTAAACACCCCAGTTGAGTCCAGTATCCGGCTCACGAAGCCACGTCCTCCCTCAGTTGACATGATAGCAGTTATCTCGATTATTTCAATAGACCTAGTGTCCCCACTCACTGGAGGCCTGCTTGCTGGAGTAATCGGGTCAATCCATTGTCTGATGACGTGTTGGTCTCTGACGCGGTCTTAGCCACCTGCGCGGTCTGTGCCATCTGCTCCTGTTGAGCGGCGGCGACAAGTGCTTCTTGTTCTTGTTTGACAATCTTCTGCACATCATCAGCGCCGCGCACGGTGTTAGGGTTCACACCCATGGCGTTGGCGTAGTCATCCACTAACTGCATAGGGTCGACCTTGTGTCTGGCTTCAGGCCACACTTGCGACATGTTGATAGCGTAGTCGGTGAGTCGTTCTATTCCGCCGACGGCTACCATTCGTTGTGCTTGCGCTAGGATACTGATGTACTCAACTCCTAACTCAACGTCAGCGAGCTCAGGTGGCGCAGGGGGTAGCACCCCTGCCTTCTGCAGTATGTTGAACGTGCGGTTAATTAGGGGGTCAAGGAGCTCGTTGTGCAGGCGCTCTAGTACAGGGCCTAGCATGAGCAACTTCTCCTCTTGTTTCTCCGCCACTTCTCTCGCAGTTATTTGACGTCGGTCAGAGTTAGCGAGCATGAGGAACAGGTCCTCATAGAATGCTTTCTTAATGCGCATCTCCGCCTGTTGGTTCTTAGCTTCGATAGCGTTCAGGTCAGGGCGATAGTTCCCGTAGATACTCGTCAACCCTTTCTGGTCACCGTCGTGCCATATAATCTCGTCAGGTTTGAGGTTGTTACCATTGGCGACCTTCGTCTTCAGTGTTGCGTCCCCTTGAAGAGGGGGATTCGCCATCTTGTCGACAGCTTGGTACGCTCGCTTCTCACCGAGTTGGAGTGCCTTGGTATCGCCTAAGCAGGTCATGCCACAACAATCGGTACCATAGATGTCTTCCCCAGTGATGTCCCATCGAGGTGCTAGTATCGCGAACTCTTCGAAGCCTGACCGTCTGAGAATCTGGTCATCGTTGTCGCCTTTCCTCGTGGCGTTCTTTCTCTCGTAATACACTGAGCGGAACGCCATGTCCCTCGCCATAGGTGACATCTGGTCACGGTTATCATTAGGCTCAACTAGATGCACTAGGTCCACCCACGTCTCTGTGTTGCCACGGTCCCACTGCTCGCGAATGTACTTAGAGCACTCATCATATCCGAAAAACTTGACGCACTCTCCTACCGTCTTCTGGTACTCACGATAGAAAGTGTCCACCTCATTGCGACCATTGGTGCCTATACAATAGCTACCGACGGTGTAGGGTTTGCAACGTATGACGTTGTCAAAGTCCTCGAATACGCCCATGGCACCCGTTCCAAATACGCCCATCTCACCATAGAGAGTGTGCAGGGATATGTAGGTATTGGACTGACTGAATACGCGGTACATGATGCTCTGGACTTCGAACAGCCATTTCTTGACCGCCGCAGATTTGTTCAGCTCTGGGTCAGGTGCCCCCAGTTGGAACCATGGTCTAGCGGGGGAGGTGATGCCTGCCATCATGCCCGATGCTAAGGTTCTAGCCGCGAGCTTTGATGTGTTGTTGTATTGCCGTGTGTTGCGCTTGTGACCTTTGTTCCGGTCAGTCGTCAGGAATCTACCACGGTGAGCAAGGTGATAGTCACTAAGCTCACGGTATATCGGGATGAATGAAGACCTCTCACTTTTGAGGGACTCCAGTCTTTTATTGAACTTAATGACGTCAGACATGTTAGCTACCTAGTAATGTTTTCTGTGAAGTGGTAGCGCTCTGCATAGCGCCGCCGCTACTGGTCAGGATGGTACCGCTATTAGATGCGGCACGTCGACGTTTGTTAGCAGTCGAACGTCCATCGACGCCAGTGTTTGGCATCGACGGTGCTTCAGGAGCTTTGGGAGCAGGTTTAGGTGCGCTTGAACTGCACATAGTAAAATCCTCAAGTATAGTTTTTACACAGTCTACACTAGATATCACATGTCTGCTAGTGGGTCATAATCCTTATCACGGGACATGTTTTCTCTGGCCCACGGAGCCACATCTGCATCACCGCGTTTGTAGTGTAACCTTGGTACATTCTCCATCGCGTACAGTAGGTATAACGCATCCGCCCAGTCCGGTGAGTATCCGAGACGTTGCTTCACATCCTTCTTGCGCTCGAGCACCAGTCTATCCTTGTCATCATGCCAAAACTCGCGGCACGTTAGCTCACGCTTCAATTGTTCGTCATTGACGATACGCGCACCATTCATCAACGCCACACGTAAACGGTCACCCATTTCAGCCGTCTTGTTGTAGTAGCGTTTCTCATCACTCGCTTTAGAGCCGAAGTGTACCTCGTAGCTGTTGTACCCGAGCTCGCGTAGCCTGTCATGTATCGGGCCACCTACTCCAGTGCTGTCCACCATGATAGCGTTAGGTTGGTGACGCTCGATGACCATGACTACTTTGCCCAGCATCTGCATTGAGTCCTTGCTGTTCTCATAAGGGATGCGGTAGCTGGTCTCAGACTTCAGGTCCTTGCCGCGTCGGAACGAAATACGGCAATCATCGCCGCCTCCACGGGCGACATCGAGAGACATGATGAGAGGCTCATCCCCAATATACTCAGGTAGAGGGTGTGTCTGAGCCATCTCAACGGTGTCGTTACCGATGAACTGCATGTCGCCTGCTTTAGGAAACTGCCCCTTGACTCGTACTCGTACGAAATCGCTGTCTTCACCATAGTCTTCCACCCATTGTGCTATTAATCGTTTGTTCGTCATCTTCGCGTTGCGGCTATCAATCTGCCTGTTCTTCCAGCGACTATTAGGATTGAACGTGTCGTGAAACTTACCGTCGTTACGTGTGGGGTTGCCGAAGCAGAAGAACATCGGCTCACCATCGGTCAGTCCTCCCTCTGCTACTTCCCATATCTTATTGGGTACCGCTGATGCTTCATCGAACAAGTAGAACGGTGTGCTGTTCGCCGCATGTAATCCTGCGAATGCTTCTGAGTTCTCCTCTCTACATGTCTGCGCATCCACGCGCCACGATGATGGGAAACTCTTGTGATAGAGGCTCATCGAGCCCTTACCATTGTTGTACTCGAACCAATGGCCCACGATACATCTCTCACGCCATTTACCCAGCTCGGACCACGTCTTAGTGCGTAACTGCTCCCCTGTGTTAGCGGTCACAATACCCTTCGCAAAAGGTCGTGTGCTCATGATGAACAGTATTATCCAGCTCGATTCAGCACTCTTTCCGATGCCGTGTCCTGACGCGATACTCTCCCTGATAGGGTCAACAGGGTCAACACCGTTGAATCCCCTTTCACGTATGGCATCCCCGAGGTCGGTTAGTTGCTCACATTGCCATAAGTCAGGCCCTTCAAACCCTTTCAGGTCACCATGACCCCAGTCGAACGCCCACATCACCCATCCCAGTGGGTCACCATAGAACTGCGATACCTGCTCAGCGAGCAACATATCGATGTCGTCGTAGTCTTGGAACTCGGTGGGTATTAGCGTACTACGCACATCGTGCATGAAGCTGACTGGCTGGGGGTCCATGAAGCTGACGGTCATCTATCTATCCTCTTTAGCCCCTGCAGGCGTCCTTTACCTCTCATGAGACGCTCAACAACATCACGGTCACTCTTGAGCTCAACCTTCTCCGCCGCATACGCGTCGACTTTACCGAGGGAGCCTATGGTCTTGAGTATCTGATGTGAGGTGTTCAGCTTGCCTGAGTGCTTGCATAGTATGTGGATTTCGTAGAGCTCCTGCATAAGCCACTCAGCGGTGAGCTCTGCAGGGCCGAAGTGCATCTGTTGGATACGTACCACTTCTTTCACCACGTCGGGTCTGACGCGCATATCGAAGGCGTCTTCAGGCGTCAATCCACATGATGTCGCGACGCGGTGTATGTCGAAGTCCTTACAAAACTCAAGCACAAAATGGGCCTCCTCCAGCGGGAGGTTCACATCTTCAAGTTTGAGGTGTTGCAATCTTTTCATCATAAGCTCTCAGGTCACGTCTTCCGCAGTCTACAAGAAGCTGGGCTCACTAGCAACAGGGATGGCTTCATACTGCTCTTGGTACAACTTAGCGGCACGGACTTGTTGTGCGTTCATCTCATGGCCTAACACCGTGGACGTCATCGCGTGGTACCTCTTATGGTTATCACGTATGAGACAGCGATAGCGACGTGTGTGGCCCTTCACCCCGAACTCAGCTTTGATGTAATGTGACGTGGTAGCTCGAGTGAATCCACCGTGGTCGACTAGCGCCCTGCTGAGCTTCTGGCGACGTGCGCGGGAGTTCCCTGTCACACCTACCTCCTCATACACTCCGGTGGACTGCGCGAGCTGGTCAAGCACCATAGGGTCGAATAAGTCGCGTCCCTTCATCAATGGGTGGTCAGGATTGTCGTGGAACATCAGCATGAACGCACGAGCGAGCTCCTCAGAGCCACTGTTGCTCTTACGCGTCTTCTTGTCCCCACCACGTAGTTCGGCGAGCTCCTCGCGCATCTGCCGCAGTTCATCCTTCAACATGTCAATCTGGTCTTGTATCTTCATAGTCGTTCTCCAATTTAAAAGGGGAGAATACACCACCGCGTGGTACTGGGTCAACATAATGTGTGGTCTACATTGGTCTATATAAAAAGGTACTTTTAGAATCTATATTTTAAATTTACTACTATGTGCAATCTCTCTCCAGCTAATTTTGAAAGTGAAGACTAATGTAGACTACATACTTTTTTTAGCCGTTTTTAGGGTACCTTTTTACCAGATAATGCGGTCCACAGAGCAGTTGAGAACATTCAAGTAGTCTAGTTTCGCCGAAGTAGACTAACGTAGACTACGAGATACGTGCGTCCTCATCCGATTCCTTGGCACCTATATCTGAGCGACACTGAAATTAAGTTGTACCTATACTTTGCCTTTTTAGTGCATCCATGTGTATCTATACTATGGACTCAGGTGGACTACGGGCACCTGTATCCACATGGACTAGGGTAGACTCGAAAAATAGTTCATCTATAGTGTTGCACTTTGTACGACAACTGCGTATGATGGGTATTCATTCACTCAATAAGGTTCACATTATGACTACATTCATTAAAGCGATTGACCAATACACTGGCACAGTTCATTACGGCAAGGTTGTGGCTGAGACCAAGTGCTTCATCACCGTGGTTATCAAAGGTTTCTACGGTAAAGACCGTCCTTTAACAGAGCGTGTGTTTAAGCGTGACGGTGCCATGTATAACGATGTATGCTCTCTTCTCTTCTTCATCATCGAGACAGAGGAGATGGCCCCCTCCATATGTATGTCTGAGCTGTCTATTGAGGACGCGCACAAATGGAACGCTACCGAAGACAAGTTTGCATTCTGCTTAGATGTACGCGGCATGTCAGCCGATGACAAGTTCGCCACTGAGACAGTCGAGGAGATGGAGATAATGTACAGATTGATGCTCGCTAAAGAAGCGGCACAGCCAAGTGAGCCGGAGCTCGCCGCCTCTATCGCCATAATGAAACATAAACTGGGTGTGGACGCTGATGTCATCGCAAGTAAGATGTGCGCCCTGATGAGAGAAGGTGGCTCGCTGGGCTTCCTCACCGAAGGTTCCCTTGACAAACTGGTGAAGAAGACCCTGTCCCCTATCCAACGTAATGAAGAGTTCACTGTGATAGCTACGAAGGACGATGACGGCGAGGCGAGATACTCAGTTGAGTACCACGGGACGAGTTACATGCGCTTCGAGACGCGTGATGACACCAACAAAGCGTACTTTAAGAGCATTGCGCTCGTAAGGTCACTGCTCCTCTTGAGGAACCCCAACAAAGCATCCGCAGTAGTACGAGGCGACACCACTGAACTCGTCGGCATGCTACGTCACGTAGCGTGTGCTATCGGTGCAAAATTAGACAATCTATACTTATAAAGGAGACCAACATGATTGACTTCGAAGATATGCACGAGCTACCCACTGAGGCCCCTACGTTCAAGTGTGAGAAATGCAGAGGCTCAGGGAAATGGGTCACGACGAACAGCCACGGCAACAGCAACTGCCACAAATGTAGTGGAAGAGGGTTCCTAGTTACGGACCCTGCAGTGCTTAACCGTGCACGTCAGAACCGTGCCAAACGTAAGGTTACTAATGAACGTGAACGTATGGAGGCGCTACGCGCTAAAGCATCCGCGTTCACTCGTGAGCACGAAGAGCTGGTCGAGTTTGTGGCAGGCAATAGCTCGTGGAGCGGGTTCTACGCGTCGCTCATGGAGTCACTCAGAACATATGGTTCTTGGACTGACAATCAGATAGCCTCTGCACAGAAAGCGATGAACAAGAGCAAAGAACCTAAAGAGGAGCGTGATGTAATCGAGGTCGATTTGACTAAGATACACTCGCTGTTTGAGACGGCGAAAGCGTCAGGGCTCCAACGTCCAGCGCTGGTACTTGGAGGCGTCAGAGTATCAATGGCCCCCGAAAACGGTGCTAACGCAGGGCACCTTTACGTGAAGCGTGGGGATAGCTACCAAGGAAAGCTCACCCCCGCAGGTAAGTTCTTCAAAGTGCGCTCTGCTGATGCTGACATAGAGCCCACCTTAATCAGTATAGCGGCAGACCCTAAAGGGGCCATTCGTAACATAGGGATGGATACTGGAGTGTGTTGTTGCTGTGGACGCGAGCTCACAAACAAAGTCTCTATCGAAGCAGGAATAGGTCCTGTATGCGCGACGAGATGGGGCCTATAAATATATGTTGCACTTTGTACTACAACAGTATAGAGTGCAGGTTCAACTAACTATGAATAGGAAAGAGACATGATAGCACCTAACTGTGGACCATTCGCCGTGAGCGTACTTACAGGCACCCCCGTGAACGAGATGATGAGTTACTTCAAAGAGTCGTTCAAGTATGGCGGGAACTGGAAAGGACGTACACGAGGCGACCAAGTACCTGCGACGCTACGTAAGTTTAACGTACTGGTCACCTTGAGCCCCGCAACTAAGACACTGGCCAAGTTCGCGCAGTCAGAAGCGAACCCTCAACAAAAGTATTTGGTCCGAGTGGCAGGTCACTGGGTCAGCATCATTGGTGGGGATATTGTGGACCAGCATGGTACCTTAGCCCCCGCTAAGCATCATCGCAGGAAGGCACGTCTTAAAGACGTTTATTTGGTAAAGGAGCAACGAGTATGAGTAGGCGTAAACTGCAAAGATTAATCGACGACGGATGTTCATTGAACGTGGTATATCAAGAAGGGTTCGAGTGGGTCACCGAACTGAGAGGTTCAACTAACCCCGACACCGTGTACGACTCGGTGAACGGCATAGAGGGGTCTATCGTCGAAGTGTTCAAAGAGGGCCTTCACAAAGGTAACATCCTCATTCTCCCGCAAGGGGTTGAGGACGAGGACATCGTGGACCACCACAGCAACCCGTACCTCAATGCCATGCTGGAGAATGAGGATGTCTAACGCAATCCGAACAGATGTGATGCGACTTCTCATCACCCAAGTATCACAGGTAATGAACTGCACCCCAATTCAAGCGGTGGCTCACATGAGAAAGGCATCGACTAAACGTGGCAACCTGAACATGGTAGCTGAGCTAAACAAATACGAGAGTGAGGTATTAAGATGAAGTTAATCATAAGAACGGACCACATAAGACTCAACGACTTCACCCTACATGACTGCCTCGGTCACGCTGGACTGGCAGGAGCCGAGGTACCTAAGAGCTTGAACCACTTCGAGGTCATCGTACCTAATGATGTGGACAAGGAGCAGTTCGGATACATGGTGTACTCACTGCTGAGTCACCAATACACTATTGAGATGTCGATATGGGCAAGCTAGTGTTTGAGACTGCTGATTTAGAAGTGACGTCTGCACACATAATGCAAGACCGAGCAAACGGAAAGGTCCGCTACTTCGTGGACCACAAAAACGGCAAGAGTTTTAACGTGTTCGACAAGGACCTCGACGCCATAACTTTTGCAATAAAACTACAACACAGGATGGACAAAAAATGAGAGACCGTTACAAGATTCTGAGCATCGGGGTTGCAGTTATCTGCATCATATTCTTTCTCAGCTCAGTCATCGGCAACGTGATAAGACTGTTGCTGTGACGACTAAAGAACTGGCTGAGCACCATGGTGTGAAAATCACCACGGTTTATCAGCATCTCTGGAAAAAAGGCCACTTCAGGGGATGGGCCCCTGTTGGCTATGAGAACACAAAACGGGTAGGTGCTAACACTTACCGCTGGGAGAAATCATGAACAATCAAATTGCTGACCTAGAGCAAAAGCAAGCCAAGACTCTTACAGGGCTTATTAAAGACCCTAACTATATAGGTGACTGTTTTTTGGCATTATCAGAGGGAGTTATATGCCAATTTACTTTAGTAAGCGCCTATCATTTCGTACTAAATCAAGGTCGAGCATTTCACGACCTCGAAAGCGCCGAACGCTTTGCTGAGCATGAGAGGCTTCAGTACGAGCTTGCGTGTGCTACCGAGAGTGGTACATATTTGTATTTGTTAGTTTGGAGTACAGAAATCGAAGAATTAAGTATAGGTTACTACACCAGCCTTTACGTCAGATTCGGTTTTAAAAGTCGCGCAGATGCCGACAAATTCGCAGAAAAGTACACAGATGAACAACTAAAGCTGATGCTAGGGGCGGGGCTATGAAAATCAAGACGCTTAATGTGGCGTATGAGAAAGGGAAGGCAGAAGCCAAAAAACCCATCAAACAAAGAAAGCCGAACCCTTACATTCGTCGGGAGATGATGGAATTATGGGAGATGGGGTACAAAGACCAGCTCGAGGGCATCGCAGAATTAGATAAGGATTACGGATGAAAAAGATAAAGATAAAGATAAAAAGTGTACTGGGGCCTGATGGATACCTACTCCCACCTCCAGACCGACCCGACTTGGTGAAGAAGATTAAGAACGAGAGATATGATTACCGAGAGCATGACAAAAAACCCAGCCGATGAGCTGGGTTTCTTTTTAACTATACAACGCTCGTCTCACTGACCACGCCACTTTTGATATTTTAAATCTCTTATGTCTCATATCCCCATCATCTCCTTACAGTAGTTTGCTTCTTCTTTAAGATGCTCCAGCGACAGTGTGTTGTCGACTATAATCATCCGGTAAGGGTCGCACTCGATTGGGTAATCCCCTTTGTCAACTCGGTGTCCAGCTTCTATCCAGAACACATGGGTGACTGTCCCGTTATTCAGTAGCACTTCTGCTACGACAGGACCCACATCTACATGGATATTATCCCCACGTACGAACCCTTCGACCTTCATCAGCTCTTCCGCGAAAGTCTTCTTACCGGACCCTTCCGCACCCAAGATGAGCACCTTCAAAGGTACCATCTCTTTTCTACTCTTATCATTAAACATTAACATACGTTATCTCCTGAATGCGTCATAAAATGCTACAAATACAATGAAAACTACTAACCCTATAATCCACCACATACTATGCCTCTCTCTTGAATGAAACCACTTCACTTGATGCTTGTAATAAGTCTGGTCTGCTCTTCTCATACTCGTCGACTATCTGCTGACGAGAGTAGGGCAGGTACCCGTTCGCGTTGCGAACAGCGAACACTTTACCATGGGGCGTGGCGTATCCCTCAGACTGCGTTACTGCAGAAAGGGTACTCTTGACCGCTGTAAGGGACAGACCCTTGCCTGTGACGAATACAGGCCCATTTTTAGGGAATCCAACTGACGCGATAATCTCATCAAACACCTCTCTCACAGACACGAGGTTCGACTGGAACGCTCCTCCCTCTATCAGTGACTCGATGCTCAATTGTAAATTACTCTTCGAAGTCTCCATCATGTCGCGGAGGAAGTCAGTCACCGGAGGAGGGGTGCCAGCGTCGAACGTCGACAGGTCCACTCGGTTGCGTAAGTACCATATGCATATATCAGCACCCCCGTTATTCATCCAGTTCCAATGGTCCCCCCAGAACTTAGCCCACTCAGGAATCATGTTGCCTCGAGCGTCTCTAGGGTTGAAGTAGCTCCACAGGCACAGCATACGACGGGACTGCCCATTAAGCTTCAGCGCATCACGTTTGTTCATCGCCATGGTTACATTCACAATATTGCGCACGTTGATGGCGGTGATGCCCTTTGGGTTCACTTTGAGTTTATGTGGTGGACCTGCGGCTAGGGGCTTCAGTTTTGACGCCGCCGCCGATGCCTCTCGAGGGTCATCCATGTCACATTCGTTGATGTGTAGGTATTTAGTGCTCATCAGGTACTCGTTGTGCTTCGACATCAGGTCGTCGCCTGAGATTACATCGTACTGCTGGCCCATCGCTTTAGTCAGTGGTGCCAACAGGAAATCTTTCCCCGTACCCTCCCCTCCACCAAGTACTATCATGTGATTAATTTTAATGTCAGGGTTGAGCAGAGTGAACGCCATCCACTGCAGTATGTGCGTCCGGTGCTCTCCCCAGCCGAGTCGGTCAAAATGGTCGAGCCAAGGAGAAGCATCCCCCTCTACTCCCTCAGCGCAGGGAAGTTTCTGCCAGCTATTAGCATACGTGATGCCCTCTTCCTCGAAGATAGGGGCTTTCAAAGGTGCGAAGTCGACTCTATCCACCTTCGATACCCTACCATTAGTCAAGGCCTCTTTACGTGCCTCTACATTGAGATGCGAAAAGGTATTCTGATACGCTTCCGGTGTGTAGAATAGCCTCTTCTGTCTGTCATAGAACCTGTTCTGTTCAGCGACGAACACCACGTCATCAAAGAAGTCTACTGTCGCGGAGCTCTCCGCGTACCACGCACCGCGTAAGTCATTAAGAATTGTTTTAAAGTCGTTCTTGGACCATCTCATGTGGTCTCTTACTTGCTCGTGCAGGTGGTGCCTATCCATTGCAGGCAAACTATCAACGACCTTCAGTAACTCTGAGATTAAGTTCCGCGCTTCAACTGTGTCAGGAGGTAGACGCCTGAGCATATCGAGCATCGGGGCATATCCGTCAGGTACCGGAGTCGCCGCAGGCTCTGTCATGAACGTAGGCTCCGCCACAGGAGTGGATGCAATCGTAGGCACAGGAGATGTATCCCCTATGATATCCCCAAAACTCCTCATGACCTGCCAATTTGCGAGGTTCGCTTTGAATCCGGTGTGCTCTGCTTCAATGAAGTTCAGTAGGTCGTTCCCTGTGCGCGTCTGGCAGTTCCCGTGATGACACTTGAACCCGATGGTACCATCCGCGTTAGTAAACACCGCAGAGCCATCATCAGCTTGTCCTGTGTGCTCATTCACCCAAGGACATGTGATGTCGAACCGTCCGTCGCTCCTCACCTCTTTCACATGTATGATGTCGGTAGCTTCTAGCAAAGGGTGGTCAGATACATTAGCGGCACCGTCGACACGGGCGTCCCTACGCTCAGCATCAAGGTTCACCCGAAGCGGTGCGGCGAGGCTCTCGAGAGTAGCAGTGTTGAAAGGGTTCCACACGAGCATGCGACATTTGAAAGGGTGCCCGTTCACAAGTTTCTTAGCTTTGTTATTGACCCCTTCAGGGAGCCTGACATACCGTGTTACCCCTTTCATACCGGAGTCCACCCCATCAGGCGCTAGTCCATTGGCGATAAGGCCATCTAACAAGTTCTCCACGCGGCCCCTTTCAGTTGCTGGAGTAGCGAGTATATAACCCCACTGCTCAGAGCCTTCAGAGGTTTCAAGCACCCAACTCGGTGATGGCAGTTTATCGACTTCAGACTGCACAAGTTTCTCTTTCACGTCATCGAGTACTATGCAGTACGTTTTGCGATAGAGTGCCTTACGTCTACGTGCCACACCTTTATCATCAGGAGCGAAGGTCGATATGGTGAAATATTGGTTACTCGGGGAAGAGTCGAATGTATATCTCGAGAAGTAATCCCCCTTCCACGCGATGAGGTGGTCGAGTCCATTGGGAATTTTACTGGGGTCGTGAGTGAAATCTGTAACATGACATATATCAGCGTCCTCTCGGAATATCGCATCAATAAAATCTTTATTGCTTGGCATGCTCATTGATTTACCTTATACTGTTGGAGTAATTTCATAGTTACGTTGTCCGTCTAGGCCTGCTTTCGAGCAGGTCTTTTTCATTTCAGGCCGAATAGAATATCATTAATCACAATTAAATACCTCGCAAGACTCCGAGCAAGAACCAGATTCGTACTTCTTAGCATGCCGCATCGTCATGTGCAGTTCATCCCTATCAACGTCTTCATATAGCACATTAATAGCGTCGGGGTTAAGTTTACCTCTATAGATAGCAGTTACGTCATGTGTGAGAGCCCCCATGGGACGGGCCCCTACAAGCATCTCAGACCACTCTTTCCACTTTTCAGGTTCATCTTTAGCGGCGAGAGCCACTTTGTTCACTGACTTCTTAATGCAAAAGATGCAGTTACCTAGATGTTCTTGAATCCCTAAATCGAAGGAACGTTCTCTCCACCAGTAAATCACGTCAGATTTCTCGAAGTCACTAATCTCCGCTAAGTATTTGTAGTTAGGACGTTCGCGAAGCCTACGAGGTTCGTCCTCCCTTATGCCCAGCCAAACGGTGAAGTCAGTCCCTTTATATTTATTCATGTAGTTCTTAAAGACTTCTTGCTTCAATCTGGTGGTGCAGTGGCCTCCCATCGGTGCGTACATGTTCCCATACTTCCTATTAAACGCTTTGAATATGGACAGGTCCCACTTTAACGACTCGACAGGCACCACTTCCCACCTCATACCTACACCCCTCACAGGGTTCACAATAGGGCGAAGGCATATGAGGTCAATACCCCACTCTTTAACAAGGAGGTTGATAAACTTGTACGTTTCAGGGTGTTCAGCTCCCGTGTCCATGAACACATACTCGACATCCCATCCTTCGAATACTCTTTTTTCCTGCATTAAGTGTACGAGGTAGGCGCTGGTTCGTCCCCCAGAAAAACTTACTATATGCTTCATACATATCCTTATTTAAAAATAGAACGGAGAATGTACCACGTAAATAAATGTCGTACAAGGGTTGACATCGTGTAATTTTGTCCGCTATCATCACCACCCCAACCAACTAAAGGAACGACGCGTGAGCAATCTGATAGATAGACTCGGCATCCGTATCTCAGCGAAGGACAAGCAAACGTTCTTAGCTAAGTGCGAGACACTGGGTCGAACACCACAATCCCTACTGCGGGAGATGATACAAGCAGTCAACGAGAATCGTTTGCACATCAATGTTAACGAAGAGCAACTAAAATCACATCAGGAGATATACAATGTCAATAGAGACTAACATAGCGAATTTCGCAAAAGCACAGGCACGAACTGCAGACGCGCTCGAGGCCATACTCCAGCTACTTAGCCAAGGTCAGGTATCGCTAGACCCAGAGTCTTCTGCATTACATGCGGGTGCTCATGGGAATACATCAACACTTACGCAGGAAGTCCCATCACCGGAACCATCCAGTGCCCCTGAAGTGCCTGAAGTGCCTGAAGTGCCTACGATTACAGTAGACAGCCCTGAAGAAGTCAACAGATTACTCGTCGAGGAGTACACAAGACTCGGCGCAAAACCTGAAGTGATGCAACGAATCCTCGCGCTCATGAATGATACCTATGGTGTTCGCTCGGTAACTGACTTAACGAAAGAGCAGTACGCCCCACTTATCGTCGCAGTTAGAGCGTTAAAATGACGGGACATGCCCGACTAGGGCCCTCCAATCATCGATGGCCTAACTGCGCAGGTAGTATAAGGGAAGAAGCTAAATATCCCGACATCTCGGGTGCGGCGGCTATCGATGGTACAGGCTCTCATCTTCTCTTAGAGTTGTGTATGGAGAACAACTGTACTGCAGAGGCCTATGACGGGCAAATCATTGGTATTAATCACCCCGAAATGCTGGGGGGATGGATGGTAGGCATCGAACGTGTTAAACGAGTTCAGATGTGCCTCGACTATATTGACACAAGGGTCAAAGAACTAAAGAAAATATACCCTAATGTCACGGTCTCTGCGGAATCCCTTTCAGATGTAGGAGGCATGTTCGGACGCAAAGACTGGTGGGGCACGGTAGACATAACTATCACTTGTCGTAATAGTCAAGCACAAGTATTGTTTATAGAAGTGTGCGACTACAAAGATGGTAGAGGATGGGTGAACGCTATTGATAACACTCAACTGTTGAGCTATATGGGGGGTAAATTACGACCTCATATCGCAAGTGGACCCGAGCAAGTCAGACCATTCAACCCCTCACGAGTGCCTAACGTTCGCATGTCTATTGTGCAACCGAAGACAAACCCAGTAGTCAGGTATCAAGACGTCACAGGCTCTTACGTCATGGAGAAGGTCGAGTGGCTGGCGCGAAGAGCGGCGGCTACCGATGACCCTGAAGCCCCTCTGACGCCTGACACCAAAGGTGGTAAAGGATACTGTCAATGGTGCAAACACAAAAGTAATTGCTCAGCTCAGTCTGCGCAAAGTATTGGAGTACTAGAAACTATGAACATTTCAACCCAAGGCGACCTTATGCGAATCGCCGCGAGCTCTGACACCGCGATAGTGGAGATGGGCAACGATGAACTCGCTAAGCTTGCTGACACCGAAGCGGGTGTGCAGGCAATCTTCGACAAAGTCAAAAAAGAAATCGAGGCCCGTATCGAGATGGGTCAAACGGTCAACGGCTTTGGTATGGTGAATGGGAACGCATCCCGTGGGTGGGCCATAAATGAAGAGGAGCTGGTGAAAAAGCTCCGCTCTCGTAAATTGACGCAAGATGACATCTACCCTAAAAAGCTCGCGTCACCTGCTCAGATATTGGGCAACTCGAAGCTCACGGATAAACAGAAAGTCGATATTGAGAAACAGTTCGTCGCGACTAAAGCTGGCAAACGTAAGCTCGGAAGAGTCGAGTACTCTAAAGCCGAAAAAGATGTGAACATTTTATTTGCAGATGTCACAGAAAGTGTTGGACAAAGTACGACAGAAGAAGTAGAGTCCACCACAGAAGTTTCATTCTTCTAAGACAACTAACTATTGAGGATTTAAAAATGGCAGTATACAAAGGTATTATGATGTTCCCCACTCTTTTCACTGCGAAAAAAGTGAAGGACGCATCTGGTCAAGGCACAGGTGACGCTAAGTTTTCAGCGGCGTTGCTGTTCAGAGCTGGTGACCCGCAGATAGCGCAGATACAGGCTATCGTAGATAAAGCAGTAGCGGAGTCGTTCCCTTCTGGGTTCCCCACCAAAGGCGACAAGTGCTTCGGACCTTACGACGATAAGTTTCGAGGCAAAGAATATTACGACCCTAAACTTTCAGGATGCTACGTGCTCACTACGACAGCGAGAGAAGACGACAAGCCGTCAGTAGTAGGCATGGACCGTCAGCCCCTGATGGACGCCAACAAAGCCTGTGCGGGAGCAGTGGTCTACATGAACGCTGGCATCAGCGCATACACCAAAGGTACTGGCGGCGTCGGCGGGTGGTTGAACGGTGTCATGGCTACAGAAGAGGACATGCCCTTCGGACGCCTCGATGGTAAACCTTCGATTGAGCAGATGTTTGCCGACGTCGGTGGTGACCCAGCAACAGGGGGTGCCGCAGGAGCTCCACCTCCAGCGCCGGACGCTCCACCTCCACCTCCAGCGCCGGACGCTCCACCGCCGCCGCCGCCGCCAGCGCCGGACGCTCCACAGTTCGTGATGACCGCGAAGGCCAATGGCGTGACTCGTGCGAAGTTTCTCGAGAACCCTGCGTGGTCTGATGAGCTGTTAATACAGCACGGGTACATGCTACCTCCGAACGGCGTGACACCTTCGTTCGTTTAGAGTAATCGCGCCCACTGCGTAGTGTGGGGTTTATACGGGATGGTCACCGCCCTTCTTAGCGCGGGGTTACTGAATGGGGGCCATCCACCTATAAATTTAAAGGAGTAACTATGAAAAAGTCAGGCAACAAATTCATCCACGGACCCGAGCAAAATCCCGAGCAAGACCCTAAAGAATGTACTCGCATGGAGAAACTCGGCGAGGCGTTCAGTTTTGCTCTCATGATGGGGGTCGTTTTTTATGCTAACTCTCTAAGTTTTTCTATGGCGTTCAAAGGATTCGTTCTAGGGTTCGCAATACAAGCCACGGGTGTGTACCTGTATCAAGTGATTAAGTCGCTTCGATGAGCCGTCTGCATCTGGATTACGAGACGAAGTCCGAGCTAAACCTCAAAGCAGTGGGGGCCTACAAATATGCGGCACACCCGTCTACTGAGATACTCATGCTCGGCTGGGGCTTTGATGACGACGAGCCCCAGTTATGGCAACCTCACGAAGGCCCCATGCCTCGCGAACTCGAGGAAGGTATACGCTCCGACATAAACAAGCATGCTTTCAACGCCGCATTCGAGCGCCTCATCAGCAGGCACTGCTTGGGTATTGAGGTTCCGTATCACCAGTGGAGATGCACAATGGTGGAGGCTTTCTATCTAGGCTTCGCGGGTACCATGGATAAGATGCTCGAAGCCATTGGGCTTGAGAAGAAGCACAAGCGAGGGGGACAGCTCATCAATATGTTCTGCACCCCAGCACCAAAGAACCACAAAGCTCTGTGGTACGACAGATATAACAGACCTGTGGAATGGGAAGAGTTCGGAGGGTACTGCAGACAAGATGTCAAAGTGGAACGACAGTTGTGGTACTTCTTACAGAAGTTCCCCAAGATGCACGACTGGGACCAGCGACAGTGGTGTATAGACCAGAAGATAAATGACCGCGGTGTGCCGATGGACCTGAGCATGGCGAACGCGGCGCTAGGGCTGTGGGATGAAGAGAAGCGCCAGCTCACAGAAGAGATGGCGGAGTTAACACGTCTGCCAAAAGTAACTCGGGGCCCATTCCTCGAGTACCTTGATAGTACTTTCGATGTCAAACTAGACAACCTCACCAAAGATTACCTTGCCATGCTCATCAAGAAAGGGGAGCTACCACAGGAAGCAGGGCACCTAGTTAGCCTGTGGGCACAGAAAGAAGCGAAAGCGGTGTCAAAGTATGCGGCGGTGGCGAACGCCACTGGAGACGATGGTAGAGCGCGTGGCATGTTCCAATATAAAGGTGCGTCGAGAACGGACAGAGCAGGTGGTCGTGTTATACAACTGCAGAATCTCAAGCGTCCGTTCGTTAAACCCCAAGGAATCCAGCCACTAGTAGACGCTATCAAAACTAAGGACCCTCAGTTCTTGAACATGCTCTACGGTAAAGCAGTCTCAGACATACTCGGAGGTGCCATCAGGCACGTCATAGAAGCACCGAAGGGCCGGAGTTTCGCGGTGTCAGACTTATCATCTATAGAGTCAGTAGTACTCGGGTGGGTAGCGATGTGCCCCCTCATCGATGAGACGTTTCGAAGCGGACGAGATTCCTATAAAGTATTCGCGGCTAAGTATTACGGCATACCTTATGACGACATCACCAAACAACAGCGGACATTCAGTAAACCTCCGGTGCTTGGCGCAGGGTACATGCTCGGATGGAAAGGCTTGATACTTTACGCAGAGGGCATGGGTGTCATCATGTCGGAAGAGGAGGCACGTCGGGCAATCACTACGTTCAGGGGTATGTACCCTGAGATTGTAGCTTTCTGGGACTGGATATATAAAGCCATCAAGTACACGACGAAGACGAGCAAGTCTTGTAGCGGGTACCGCATGGACATCGAAAGGGATAAAGACTTCTTGCGTATATGGCTACCCAGTGGGAGGGCTTTAAGTTACTACTCGCCTGAATGTCGTATGATGCCAGCACCATGGGACCGGACCAAACAGATAGAGAACTTCACGTACATGGGCATGAATGACTCCGCACAATGGATACGTATCAGCGCTCACGCAGGAGGTGTCACCGAGAACATCGTCCAAAGTTTGGCTGGAGATATACTGTGGTCAGGTATATCAAACGCCGACGATGCAGGACTAGAAGTTGTGCTACATGTGCACGATGAGATTGGTGCAGAGTGCGACGATGACAAAGCAGACGACACACTGGCAACCCTCACCCGTTGCATGGTGGAGAAGCGCCCGTGGAACCAAGACATGTGGCTCGGTGCAGATGGGTTCATCACCAAACGATATACTAAGGATTAATAATGGGTAGACGCGAGAACAAAGTTGAGACTCACTTGAAAACTGAAGTCAAAATCATAGGAGGTGTTAGTCGTAAGTGGGTGTCACCCCAGCACGATGGAGTACCTGACCAGATTGTAATTCTCAAGGGGGTAGTTTGGTTTGTAGAGGTCAAGACAGTGGACGGCGTAACATCTCCCGCGCAACACAGGGAGCATGCACGTCTACGTAACGCCGGAGCGAACGTAGTTACTCTGTCCGGCAAAAGGGAAGTGGATATATTCCTTGCACAACTCAAGGACTCGACTCACTCATGAACAAGATACTAGTACCACAGGACCTATACGACTATCAGAGGGAGTGTGTGCTTCACATGCTCTACAACGACGACACCATGCTGTGGTTACAGATGGGGCTGGGCAAAACGCCCATCACCCTGACTGCTATCGTCGACAGGATGAGAGCGGGACAGGTTCGCAAGACGCTTATCTTCGGGCCACTACGAGTCATACAAGCGGTGTGGCACCGTGAAGCACGTAAGTGGACCCACACTCGACACCTTAGATTCAGCATCATGAAGGGCGACGTTCACCAAAGACGCCGTGCCCTTTTCGCGGATGCTGACGTTTACCTGTGTAACTACGAGAACATGAACTGGTTGGCCCATGAACTGGCCCACTATTTCACAAGTCAAGGGAAGTCATTACCTTTCGAGATGGTTGTGTATGATGAGGTATCTAAGCTCAAGAACTCCACCACGATGAGGATGGCGGGAGGGAGGAGAGACCGGATAGATAATCACGGGAACGAGTACGTGGAGAAGGTGCTGGGGTGGCGCAGGCTACTCGGAGCGTTCAAGTATCGGGTGGGTCTTACAGGCACCCCAGCGAGCAACGGCTACTTAGATTTACATGGGCAGTTCTTGGCAGTGGATGGGGGTCGTAGACTCGGTGAGTATATCACTCACTACAAAGACAGCTACTTCATCAAGGACTATAACGGGTGGGATTACGCACCCTCGAAAACAGGCAAGAAGTTAATCGAGGAGCGTATCTCCGACATGACTAAGAAGATGGATGCAAAAGACTATCTTGACATGCCTGAAGTGCAGACAACTAACGTTCTGGTGGAGCTCCCACCAAAAGCTCGCAAAGCATACGTTGAAGTAGAGAAAGAAATGTTCACTAAGTTAGAGACAGGAGAGGACATCGAGGTGTTCAGTAAGTCAAGCGTATCGAATAAGTGCCTGCAGTTCTGTAACGGCTCTCCTTATCTGGTAGCAGGGGAGAGTGCATACCAAGCATTGCATGATGCCAAGCTCACGGCACTGGAGGATATACTAGAGGAGGCATCCGGCAGGCCTGTGTTGTGTAGCTACACTTTCAAGTCGGACGCCGAACGTATCATGAAGAAGTTCAGTAAGTACCGTCCGGTTAACATGACAGATGCTCCGGCGTCTCGTACTGAGAAGATTGTAGATGATTGGAACGCGGGTAAAATTAAACTGTTAGTGGGTCACCCAGCCAGCATGGGACACGGCATCGACGGACTCCAAGAGTCGGGGAGCATTGTAGTATGGTTCGGTGTTAACTGGTCCCTTGAGCTCTACGAACAGATGAATGGTCGTATCAATAGGAACGGTCAGACTCAACCTGTATCTGTGATAAGAATATTGTGTGCAGACACAATTGACATCGCGGTGGTGGATGCTATCGAGAGGAAGTTCGACGACCAAGAAGGACTGAAGGCCGCTCTTCAACGGTACCGTGATGGTATCACGACGAACGACCTAGCTGTTAACTTCTTCTAGTTACTTATAATTCATGGAGTCCGACGCGACTCCTTTCTCTTTTTCACGCATACGCATAGCACCCAGTCCTAGCATACCTCCCAGTATGGTGATGAGCTCTGTAATATCCAGCCTTGGTGCGTCTTGTAAATCACTCCCAAAGGCGAACATCACCCAGCTTAATAGGGGCTGAATTATAAAGTTCCACCCTAGACCGGAAGCACAGACCCATCCTACGGCAGGACGCCAGCCAGCCACAAAGATACTCTTGTGCCCCGCTTCAATTTTATTTATGTCTAGTTGCCCAGTCAGTCCTTTAACGTAAGCATCGAGCTCCGCAAGGTCACCTCGTTGAGCAACTTCTGTGAGTTTGAGCGTGTGCTCTGCTTGTGATACAGGGTCGGGCCATACCCTTTCGATGATGGATTTACCCACTTCGAACAGAGCGGTGGCAGGGTCAAAACTCATACAACTCTCCTAAATTTAAAGTAATTAAGTTCTCACTAACATGCCTATTGCGGCGACTAAACTGCCCCCGCTAATGGACGCAAACAACAGTTTCCACACCAGACCTCGGAGCCCGTCTACCACAGGCTTCATGGCGGCTATATCAGTGGCCTGTTTGTCACTCTTAATATGAAGAGAGCTTAGAGCGTTCTCGGTGGTCTCATGTTTGGAGACGTAAACAGCGAACTGTGTGGTCATCGCATGTTGGGCGGACGTGTTAGCATCAATACTAATCAGCACTCTATTGACGGTGTCCTTGAGAGTATCAATCTCGTAACGATGTTCTTGCACCCGCTGGTGTAACTCTGTATCACCCATTAAAAATGACCTCTTCCCTTCTTTTGTTGAGTGTTGGACTCCCGATTAGATGCTCCGGTTCGTCTAGGCACGTCTCTCATAGCACGAGACCTGAGTATACATGCTAATACTAATACTAACACTACGCTAGTTAAGGCTAAAATAATTTCCATGATAATCTGTTCCTTATTGTTTCCTAAAATAATGGAGGTCTCTCTGAGTAATCGATGACTATGGATTGATACCCCGTACCAAAGATTTGACTTGGTGGTATCGGATACAAGAAGGTAGCTTCGAGAATATACTCAGGGTTTCTACTAATTACATCAGTACTGTCAGTCACCACATAAACCCACTCGATTTTCTGGGTAATCTTGGAAGTACCTCCGGTAACTGGAGTCCTCGTTTGAGTGCCCGTGACGGTTCTAGTGTCTATCGTGGTAGGGATACCGATTGGCCCAACAATAGGGGATGCATTTTGTAAACGTTTTATCGTTATTGCTACGCTAGGATTGAATGTCGCTACAAAAGTGGGGTCTTGTGTTTGTTCCCAAAAGTAGTCGATAGATATTTTTAATACCCTGTTATCGTTCGCCGTGTAAATCCCCTTTAAATGTATTTTAGGGGTTCGATACACCGATTCAGTGGACGCCCTGAGCAAGGTGGTAATAGGACGTGTGGCCCCTCCGAACGCCGCACGGTTGTCTAATGTCTCCCAGTAAATCGTCGCGTTACTTATGGTGAGATTGTCATACCTTGGAGCGCCGTTAAGTGTTGTAGTGGAGTTAACAGGACCTTTCCACTCGACTAGGTTATCAGGACCAAAAGGTGAGGGGGATATGACGTGCATCTGATTATCACGAATCATCTCGATAGCACCGGACCTGAGTACAGAACCTATCAAGGTGCCGTCGAAATTATATTCATCAGTCACGGTGTTATACTGGACCGCCGCAGTACCATCATCTCTCAGGAATCGGACAGCATCTCCTACGAAATCTATTTTAGAAGCTGAGGAGTTGGAAGTGGCGGTCATGCCTGCCACCCGTGTCCGGCCCCCTGAAGTAGTAGTCGCCACAAGACTGGCACGAGCTTCAAGTGCATCGATATCGGTACCTGCAGTCCCTGCTAAACTCAACGCCGCGACTGCCTGCTGTGACGCGAAATTCGCGGTGCCTGTGATAGTAGCCAAAGAGGAGTTCAATGTTATGAGGTCCCCTTGTATCCCTGTTATGTCACCCGTGGCATCCGACAGGTCTCCCACGATATTAGATATGTTGGTGTTGGCAGTGCTTATCAGTGTGAGAGCGGAGCTCGCGTCGCCTTGCGCAGAGTCGACTTCTGTCCCGAGAGACGCTACAGAAGAAAGGATTGAACTTATCTCACCCTCGATGTTACTTATGTCGGTAGTCGCGGTGCTGGCAAGGTTCAGTGCAGAGTTGGCGACTCCTTGTGCGTTGTTCGCAACGGCGGAGACCGAAGCTAATGAGCTGTTTATAGTGAACACATCATCAGTCAGACCGTTGATATTTGTGTTAGCAGTATTCACCAAAGAGAGTGCGGAAGTGGCGTCCCCTTGGGCGGAGTTGGCTACGCTGGAGATGGTAGCTACTGATGAAGTTAAAGTACTGACAGTACCTTCCAACCCCGTTATGTCTTGCCCCACAGTAACAATGTCACTTTCCACTTCAGTTACCCGAGTAGATGTGGTATTGGCAAGGTTTAACGCGGATGTCGCAGTGCCTGACGCTGATGTCGCAGTGCTACTTACAGACGCGAGCGAGTTACTCACTATGGTGATGTCGTCCTCCGCACCACTAACGCGTGTGACGGCGGTGTTTGCGAGGTTCAGTGCGGAGTTCGCGGTGGTGTTTGCGAGGCTCGCAGTACTTGCGACAGATGCTACTGAGGAGACCACTGTGATGATGTCGTCCTCGAGTGCCTGAATGTCCCCTGTTACAGTGACAATGTCGCCCTCAACCCCCGTGACTCTGCCCACCGTGGTGCCTAAAAGTATTTCGGCGGCAGTGACGTCCTGCTCGTTTATGGTAACGCGGTTCTGTAATGATGTGATGCTTGAAGCGTTACCATCGGCGTCGACTTGTGCGGCACTACCTATCGCGGCGGCGGCGGTGATGTCCGCTCCAAGTGAAGCTGTCAGAGTACTTATGGACGTGGCTCTTGCCGTCGACTCCGTGGCTATTGCAGTCTGTGCAACTATGATAGCGGCGGCGTTATCTTCCACGTCGGCTTGTAAAGCGTCTACCCGTGCGACGTTCACCCCACCATCAGGCGCTACAACAACGGAGTTTATGGAGTCAATGAACCCTTGGGCGAGTGTGCCCCCTGAGAATATCTGAGCACTCAGTGATGTTGTGCTCACGGCTATCGCAGAGTCAGCCTCCGTCTTGGTGTAAAGGTTGTTAGATATGTTAGCGTTAGAGGTATCGAGCTGGTTCTGCAGTGATGTAGTCGAAGACGATAGGGTAGCCAGCGAACTCGCGATGGACCCCCCTGTCACACTCGCGACTGCGACATCCACTTTACCAATAAAGGCGTTATTCAGTGTGGTGCCATCTTCGTTAAAAATGGTGGCCTCCAGCGCTTCAATCCCTGTAGCTATCGCAGAGTCCACCTCTGTCGTCGTGCTGTACTGAGAGAATACTAAAGCTCTGGTAGCGGGTAGTCCTGTTGTTGGGTTATTAAACGCGTTACTCAAGAGCAACACACTTGACGCTGTTTGTGACACATCGTCCTCTACCAACTCGACACGGTCCGCGATATCAACAAACCCTTGACTAGTTGTGGTCCGGTCAGCGTTCACTGTACTGATGACCCCTGCGATTGACCCTTGTAGATTCGTCACATCAAGGTCAAATGTGGTGACAGCGTCAGCTAGGTCGGTGTTAAGACCGTCGATGAGTGCGCGTTGAGAAACTAACAACGCCGCGTTCTCCTCGAACAAGTTCAGCTTAATGATTACTTCCTCTGTCAAGAGGTCCAAACCTACCAGTCCTCCGAGTCCCCCGTACTCACCAAGTACTGCATTACGGAAGTCACGCAACCTGATAGGGTCGTCTTGCAATATAGGTTTAGGTAAGTTGTTTATAGGCTGGAACCCCATATTAAGGGGAACTTCCATGGTGTTATCCCCTGTCACGTCTTTACGCTTCAGGTTGTTCGACACGTTCTCCTCTTCAACGCCCCCGTCTGCATTGTACTTGATACCGAACCCCTCTCGTGGAGCAGGCATTGCGTTATTTTCGAGAGTACGTTCCACATGCTGGGGGAACTGTAATGTTCGGGTATTTATCTGCTGTATCAAGTAGGTTAGTTTATCGAATGCTCTCTCGTATATGTCAGGGAAGAAACCCCCTTGACTCTCGAACTCGACGTCCTGAGTGGCCTCGTAATCGCTCACAATGTACAGGGTCTGCCCATCATCAGGAGCGGTGCTGAACACCACCATAGACGAAGGTTCGATGCTGTCAGGTTGGGGGTCGAGTATGATGTCGTACTCCCCTGAAGGCACTAAGGATACTGCCCCGTTAGCGGCAAAGCGAAACACCGCAAGCTGGCTCTTGTTCTGGATTACAAAATTGAACGAGAAGTCGGTGACCACGCCATCGGTTGCGAAGGGCCCTGCGGTGTTTATCAGGTTACTAACAGACATGAATTACCCCTACAGGATTGACGCTATTGTTGTATACGGAGTACTCGGCAATACAACGCCCTGACTACTTGGAGATATCGCGAAAGTCTGGTTAATCAATACACCATTCACCACGGTATTTTCTACGACGACAATAGCGTCTTCTGAGTTTCTACTCGTGTCATTGTTAGTGACCGCACGGAGGAACAAGGACCCTCTTGGTATCTCAAACTTACAGTTTCGAATGACCAAGCGGTCCCCTCTTCTCAGACCGACAGCTTGGTTGTTGCGGTCCTCCCACATGAACAGCTCACAGTTCTCCAGCAGTCCGTTATCGCCCATCATTTGGTACCCTACGGTACCTGCATTGCCGTACCATTGCGGAGATTTAACACTGCAATGTCTCACTACAACGTTGTCACCCCATGCAGTGATTGCAGACTTTGAAGCTATGCCGCCGCAGTACTCGATGAGAGAGTTGTCCGCTTTACAATCCACAATTCTGTCGCAGGCGAAAGTGGTTATGACTCTGCGTATGGTGACGTTATTCCCTGACTCCACTGTGACCCCATCACCTTGAGTGTAGTTACTGGAGTTGTTGGCGTCCTGAGTTCCTAGAGGGTCTAAAGGTTCGGCCCCTACCCACGTATCCATGCTGGAAGTAATCGTGACATCTTCGATGAGCAGGTTCTGGCTGGAGCCTAGCACTCGGATGCCTGCCTGTTGACCATCTTCGTTGTTGTTATTCAACACGGTGATGTTGGAGATTCGGCAGTCGTAGTTGGTGCCTATCTGTATCGCCTGACGAGCAATGTTCTTGAATACACCACCGTCTATGATACTACTGACCAAGGTGACGTTGTCGAAGTGTATACCACGCTCCGCGTTTTCTACACGGATGTCACGGATGTAAATGAACTGACTGTTACGTGCACACCGGACCCCTGTCTTAACGTTTTTGCATTTCATCCCATAGAATTGGATGTTATCGGCGTTCAGGGTGAATAAGTCTTCACCGTCGTAAGCTCCCGCACGTCGGAAGGGGAAAGGTCTTGAGCCCATGAAGTACCAAGAGTCAGTACTTAAAGCCGTTTCTAAACGGGAGCCGATGTTGCCGAACTCTACTTGAAGGAATACGGGTAAGTTCTCCAGCGCACGGAACTCCCCTCCGTTGTCCAACTGATACTTGGTCTTGCCTACGTATCGGTCACGGAGTATTTGAGGGTCACAGCCCACGAAGATGCTGTCTTGTGACCCTCTGTTACGGAGTGCGGCAGGTAAGTACAAGAACCCTAAAGGGGCATCCCACCCATCCCCATCGTTAGGGGTCCCCTCAACAAACTCAGGTACTGGCTCGTCTATGTTAATATCAATGCAATCGAACGCCATGGCGGTTACTCCGTAATCTCAGGGATTTGTTGTTTGATGTAAAGCATCTCGAACTCGCAGGACATTGATGCCCCTCCACGTTTGAATGCTGTCTGGTCGTCAGTGAAAGTAACCACATGAGCTCCTGTAGAGTTCACCTGTATATTACTACCTAAATCTACCGTGAAAAGTCCTTCCAAGAAAAGCAGATTAAACGCGACTTCCATCACTTTACCATTCTCAAAAGCAGAGTTGAAAGGTCTCACCGTCTGGTTGCCGTCGGTCACGTCAGTACAGGAGTACGTATCAGTAGTAACGTTGTAAGTCCACTCGCTCCCTATGAAGGGTGCTACTGAAGGTTTTAAGTCCTCAGTCTCATAACCCCCACCTACCTTCTCATAGAACTTCACGAAAGGATTAGGTAAGTCATCAGCGGTGTTACGGATAGTAGCACCCAACTGCGGTATAAAGGGGAAGTGCGGTGAGTCCAATTTGGCGAATCTTCCATCATCAAGGTACACGTAGTCATATAGTCCATAGAAGTACTTACCCGAACCGTCGGTGCCTATCTGAGTTTCCGAAGTGACAGTGAAGGTGATAGTCTGCCACACACCCACTACTAGTGCCGGAGCTCCTGCGAAACCTTCCTCGGTTGAGTATGGGAGCACTCGCACCGTGACATCCCCTGTGAACGCCGCAGGGAGCTGAAAGAACATAGGTACTTGCGCGTTTAAGAAGTGACGGGTGGAACGGTAGTCCACCAGTGGTATGTAGTCGGATGCATCTGTGCTACTGAACTGTGCGAACACTTGCTTAGTTACAGTGTTGAATAGGAGTTCCGGTGCTTTGTAAGGAGCGGTCACAGGGAACCCTTGGATTGACGTTTTAGGCAACAGGTCGAAGTGGTTGTGCATCGCCGCCATACGGTCAAACCATGAGTTCTGCTGGTAGCCAGTGCCACGGATATCAGTTTCGAGGTTAGACAGTTCGTTGCGTCGGATGCCCGTATCAACCCCCTCGATGACGTCACCCGTTGTCACGTTAGGCCTAAAAATCTCAATACTTCTTTCCGACACAACTTGGTAGTCAAGCCCTGCCTCGAGCACAGACCTTTGGTCCCCTCTCAGTACGAAGAACGTACTGTTGCTAGGGTTTATCGTGGTGAATATAAGGAAGTTCTGAGCAGAGCTGTCCTCGAGAACCACCGTCTTAGTCTCTACTATCCCGCCGCCACCGCTACCACTACCCCCTCCGGTAAAAGTTATCAAGTCGAGGTCAGCTTTACGCACCGCGTCCCCCGCATCTCTAGGAGGTGCCAAGTCGGTGAGTCGGTTGAACGCCATCGATATGTTATCTATCGCGGTATTACTTCCATCGTTACGTAGGATGTTCTCAAGGTTCACTAGATTGAGGTTTCCATTACCATCGAATATCAGACCAAAGCCATCTTGTGGTTGAGGTAGACTCGACGCTTTCATATTCTGCGGGAGTTGCAAAGCTCTTTGCTGTAACTGCATCACCAAGTACGTCAGTTTATCGAGACTATCCTCGTGGATGTCAGGGAAGAAACCTCCTTGACTCTCAAAGTTGGTGAGTTGGTCGGCAATGTAGTTCGATGCGATGAACACCAAGGTACCCGCTGGAGGTGCAGTCGACAACACGACAGTCCCTTGAGGCAACCCTACACCCTCTACAGTGTAGTTCACGTCCAGCTCCGGCTGTGTAACTACTCCTGCAGGGCTACGCAAGAACACCGCTACGTTCTCAGCCTCCTGCGCTAAGAAGGAGAAAGAGAAAGTGTTAGAAGACCCGTTTGCCACATAAGGCCCTGCTGTGTTTACATCGGTGTTAATAGCCATTTATCGTTCCTCTCGGTCAGGGCCTAATAGTGCTTCACGTACAGTCAGCTCTTCGCCTTCTGCAAGTACTTTATATAGATGTTCGCTAGTCTTCCATATCTGTCCCGTCGCGGGGATGCCAAGTAGATTGCCTACCAAAGTAGTGGCCCCTTTTACTTGACCTTTCGTGATATCTTCATCAGTGAGAGGTCGTGTCAACAGTTCAGGAACTGAAGCGGTGCCTCTTTCAATGATACCCGCGAGAGGGGTCATCGTGTACCCGAACTCCCCCACGGCACCTTGCGCGACGTCTCGGAAGAACGGCACTGAAGCCACTGGATACAACGCCGTTTTAAGCAAGTACTTTTGCAACTTCTCTTCTGGCTCTTCATCTTCACTGTCGAACTCTCCTCTGACTACCATCTCGATGGCAACAGGTAGCGTGTACAAGAACATAATCTTAGCGGCGACTGTTGTAGGTGAGTATATACCACTCCGCGCCCCTTTAGCTAGGTCTCTGTTCAGGTTCCAAAGCGAGCTGAAGAACGTCATGAACATGGTGAACATACGGTGTGTCTCATTACCTGAACGCAACATGGCAGGTAAGTCCTTAGTGATACCCGACCCCTGCAAGCTTTCCACCATGAAATCGGCAACGCGGAATGCTTTCTGCTCATCCCCAGAATTGTCCATCTCCTTCATGTAGGTAGCGTACCATGTAGGTAAATCCACCGTGTAAGTCTGGATGTATCCAATATGTTTCATGGATGCTTCCTGAACTGCATTAAGGGTGTTGCTGTTATCGAACTTATTGAACGCATCTCGGACAGGTCTGCCCGTACTAATGCTCACCGAGTTAATACGCTTCATCGCGTTCTTTATCTCGCGGTCCATTGACGTCATACGAGTGTTCAATATCTTCGAGTTCGAGCTCGCAAAGTCCCACGCATCTGACATCGTCTTTGGACTGCCAAGTATTTGGCGCATCGCTTTATACGTGTATGCGGGACCTACTTCAGCGGCAATGTTACTCAACCCGAGGAACTGCATGATGCCTGTAGAAGCACTGAACCCCATCGAGCCAAGGGTGACACCGAACCGTAAGCGGCTCATGACGTCCTCGTACCACTGTTTATTTGGTGACTCTCGCCCATCCTTTGCCACGTCATTTAACCACGGGGCAAGCTGTTTAAACTCTTCAGGACCTAAACTCTCTCTGATAGCCTTAGCCACTTCAGGGTTGCGTATGAGTTTATTCACCTGACGAACAGCATCGTGGTGGGTGATGAAGTGTATGGTCTCTTGGAAGTGCGCTGGCACTACGTCGAGGCTAAGCCTTACCGGAGCAAAGAACTTTGTACGCTCATTAGTGGACCCTGCAGTAACGGAAGCTTGAATGCTCGACGTAGTGCTGAACATCGATTCCGTCTGAGCGTTCAATTTGTTCTCGTTATCCATAGCCTTCTGCGAGCGATTCGGGTCATACTTGACTGGGAAGTACCCCCCTTTGAAAGTACCGTAAGGAGTTTCAATAGGCACCGCCTGCACTTTGGGTGGTGTCAGTCCTGTGGTTCTTCTGTGGACCTCCGCTAGTTGAGGATACAGCAACTCCATCTGGTCCCATATTCCTTGTACTAAACGCCAGTCGGACTCAGTCATGCGTGACAGCACCGCCTGTAATTTAGGGTTATCAATACTAACGCTCTCAGGGTCGTCTATGTTAGCCCACCCCTCTCCTAGAAGCATCTTACGTAAGTTCCCTTCGTTACCCACGTTCAACGCTACCGCTATAATCTGATTACCGTAGAGGTTACCGTTGTTGTTTTCGTCCACCAGTTCAGGGAAGAAATTCTTTCTGGCATGGCGTTTGAGGTCTGCCTTGCTACGCCCCTCAATAAGGTCCATCACAGGCTGGCCAGCCTCCTCCCACATTTGCGCTTCGAGAGAGTACGCATCGGTGAAAGGTTGCGCCAGTATGTCGAAGCTCAACCCCCCGCGTTCGCCACCATCCATCCATGAAGCCATGAAAGGTATCTTGGTCATCTGAGCCATCACGTACCTGCCCCAGCTTCGACCTTCCACCACGTCGGTACGTTGAGCGTTGAATTTCTCACCCTTGGTGTTGTTCGCGTTAATATGGTCTACCCATTTACGTACCAGCTTTTTGAACTCGATGGCTTCCCCTTGGACTTTCATCTGGTCAGAGTATCGAGCTACGTGCTCAATGTTCTTCACAGAGTCTGTAATGCCTTTTAAACTTCCATAGGGTACATTCTTCCAGTGAGTTGTGAAAACCTCGTCAAGGACTTCAGGTGACAACAGGAGGCCATCGCCGTCTGCTTCGATGCGCTCGTTCATCCACGCCTCGATAGCCTGATTGTTCTTACTAACCGTAGCCATGCTCACACTTTTACGGAACTCAAAGCGATTGAGAATCTTGACCAACTGTTCCCAGTACCCGTTCTCTGCTTTCATAATGCGCTCACGGACCGCCTTCTTGTTGTAGCGAGACATGTTATCCACCATACGCATCGTGTCGGCACGGGCTTCGGTAGCCGCTTTGTTCAAGAAGAAGTTCATGGCCTGTCTGGTCTTGGCCAGCTTAGCACCTTCACGGTCCCCCGCCGCTAATGCGACTGCAGACTCTTGTGCCGCTTTTATCTCAGCTTTACGGTACTTCGCAGGATTGATATTCCTAAAGTTCAGTTTAGCGATGTTGCTCTCTGCTAAAAACTTGAACTGTTGACGGTCAATAGTAGGAGTACGAGTACCCTTACTTAACGCTCTTAGTTCCTGTAAAATGAGAACCCCTCTCTCCGCGTTAAGTATCGCCGCGTCCGCTTCAGCCTCGATGGTACCGTCAGTTAGTATATCACCGTGACGTTCTTTCATGACCGACTCTGCTTGCTCAGTCGCCACTTCAGCGATGGGCTTGGCTTTCATAATCGCGTCAATCATCTGCGCACCGGAATCGTACCCGAGCAACGCCGCCGCTTCATCTGGGTGAACTCCATCCCCTCCGGTTACTGTCATGTTCCTGAGTTTAGCGGGAACCCTTGTCGAGGTTATGCCACGGACGTTTGTGGTAGTCTCACCGACGAGCTCTTTGACGGTAGCGTGGTCCATCTTGACCTCACCATCCTTGAGAGCGGTACGGGCTTTGTACACTTTTTGAGCTTCTAAGATATCAGTCTGCGCGTCGACCTCATCCTGCAGTTCTTCCTTCCACCATGATTTGGTCTGGCGGGTCAACTGTTTGATGACTTTGTCACGAAGCGTCTCGGTCTGTTTCTCCTTGACCTTCTCCTGCTGGCGCTTGTACTTCTCGAACTCTTCATCCGTCATACCTGCCATCGCCGCGTCAGTGAACATAGGGGTGTATTGTGCCCGTGCTTCTGCCGCTGAAATCTGCTCATCAGTAGCCAACAACCTGTCATATATCTGGCGTATATCGTTGTCGAGTTTAATGTTGCTGGGGTTAAACATACCTTTGACGGCACTGTAGGCCTGCACCATCCACCGTGCGAATGTCCTGAACGCGTTGCGCAACTCAATCGAAGGAGCCACACCCTCCATCAAATACTTCTCGAACCCGCGAGCGAACTGCTCATGGACTGCACGTCGTATAGCATCATCGCGCTCCCTGTCTCCTGTGGTACCGTTGTCGAGATACGCTTCTAGGTGGCGCTGAGTGATAGTAGTATTTGGTGCGTAGTCTGCCGCCTCTTTCAGTACATCAGCCCCATTACGCTTAAACCACCCGTGGATAGCGTTGATGTGGTTGTTACCTTGAGGGTCCGACTTATGTGACGTCAGCTCCATCTCATACATGAAGTGAGCGAACTCGTGCATAAATGTGGTCTGGTCCGCCGCTTCAGTAAGTCGTATTAAGGACTCACTGGCAGAGTAGAATCCTCGGGTGACCCCTTGGTTTTGGAACATAGGGTACGAGTCTGCTTTAATCTTCTCGATTAACTCAGGCGTGAGGTCGATAGTCCAGTACCCTTTCTGACCCTCAATGTAAGGGCCTGCGTCCAAGTTAAGGTGAACGGGTTGCTGTTTAGTAAGCTTCTTAATAATCGAGGGCATCTTAGTGTTGTACTGCATTTCGAACAGGTTACGAGAGCCCTCACTCCAGCGGTCTGTAAGTACCTCGGCGTCCGCCCACGAGAATGTAGATTTACCACTATCAACCGCGTCCACCAAAGCACGTTTCAAACCTAACGTAAGCCACGAGTTACCTTTAAAAGGTGCATCAGGTACTGCGTTCGCGTTAGGGGAGTCAGGAGCGTACCCGTGTTGACGGCCTTGTTGATGCCAGTCAGATTGAAGCTCCTCAAGGAAATATACGCTAGGAGTAGAAGACTCCCTAGAGACTACCTCTCCTTCTAGGTTGAGCTGGTAACCTCCAGTCAATTGATATCCCTCAAGCTCTCTTTTTTCAAACATACTATAGTTTCTTTCAAAGAAAATATCACGGTTCTTCTGTTGCAGAGGCGTCTCCCCTGCGTTAACAAAATCGTTGCGGTCATCCACCAATACTGCTTTCCCTATAGTGGTATTGGACCCTGCATCTTTGAACGTTTTTGTATAAACAGTCCTCCCACGCTCCTCCTCTTTCGTTATTTCAGCCACCACATCAACTTTGTTAGTGCCACCTCTCGCGTCAGGGCGGTCAGTGACCCTTAGAAACGCTACAATATTACTGTCACTGAAGTGGTCTCCCGCGACAAAAGAGCCCTCTACTTGAGGGAGTTTCAACTTCAACTCTCGGTAGTTTGAAGAGCCTCCTTCGGTAACATACTCACCCCACTGGGGAGTATCACTATCATCCCCGAAGTCTCTCATGCCTGCTTCGTCTGCTACAATTCGCCGTAACTCAGCTTTCGCGTCATCAAGAGAACTCATATCATTAACAAAGCCTCCTTCGAAGAAAATGGAGAAAATACCATACCCCCTATCGATAACTTCTATTTCGAAGTCACGGTGGATAGCTGAGTAGCTTCTCCCTTCCTCCCCTTCTGAGCTCTCCCAGAAAGGTTGACCAAGTCCTTCCCCTTCGGCCCGTACCTCTTCTACTACTACCCCATTGGCTCTCACGTAGTTGGCAACTGCTTCCCTTGACAGTTTACTTTCAGAGCTAAGAAGGAACTCCTCGATACCTATCCACTGCAGTTCCTCAGCTTTCACCCCTTCCATCTTCTTCAGCTTTTGCCATACCTGCTTACCTGTCGCAACGCCATTACCGTTCCATTCAGGTAAGTTCATATCAAGCACTGCGCCCTCCACCCCTGAGTAAAGACCTACACTGTTGACTTGCGCTTGTCTGAGGAGGGAATCAGTATCCTCCAGTCCACTTGATGTAGAGGGTCCTGTGGGTCTAACACCCGTCCTTTTTTCGATGTAGTCTGTTGCCGCTTCTTCATAGCTAATTTTTCCTTTAGGTCTTACTCCGACTTCTTTCCAGAGTTTCTTCTCGTAATACCACATGACCGCCTGTATATCGGCTAAGTCCATTTCAACACCGTCTTGCGCAAGCTTATCCTGCACACTACGGGATATGTCCAGCATGAACACACGTTCCGCCGCCCCTGCTGGTTTCTCATTTATTTCAGTATACACACGTTTATGTATGCTGTTCGCCGCCGACTCAATCTCATCCTGCTTCTTATCACCAGTCTTCTTGAAGTTACGAGCTTTGAATGCTTTGTGGTGTTTAATCACATGCTCAAGCGCAACCTCATCACTCATGCGAGGCTTGCCGATTAGTTCCTTAAGATTGGCGAGGCCTTTTTTACGAGTCTTCTCTTTGTTGGCCCACTCATCCCCTTTCATGCCAATAGGCACAGGAGTCAAGTTACCCCTCATCCGGTTAATAGAACGCATCCACCACATGTCCATTGTAATGATATCGTTACCTTCACCCATGAGGTTAGCAAAGAAAGCCCCGAGCTTATCCCCCAGCAATAAAACCGAGTTGTTAACTTGCATATCGACGGGGTAGCCTACCGACAACGTTTTGCCTGTGCGCTCTTTGAACTGCGCCTTGAGGTCCTTAACTGTGCTGGTGTCCATCAACCACGCCAAAGCTTCTTGGTCCCCCATGGTATCGAACAGCTCCTGCAGTTCAGCAAGTTTGCCTGAGTTGTCACGACGTGAGCCTGTGGCCCCTTGGAATATTTTACCAGTCTGCTTGTACTGCTCATATATCTCAACGGCGATACGCAGGTTATCTTTGACTTCTTGACCATCACTGGTGATAGCCGTTATTGCTGTCATCAAACCTCGAGCACCCGTATCAGTTTTGAGTTCAGGGAACAACTCCCCTAGTAAGTCTAGTGCGATAGGAAACTTCTTGCTGTACCAAAATAAACCAGAGTCCCGAGGGTTCTGCATCTCAAACTCAATTTCCTCTTTCATGAATCCCGCTATCTTCTCGATTGCTTCTTCACTGTAATCTTTAGGGTCAATACCACCGTACTTCGCTTTCTGACGTTTATCAAAGGCTAGTGCCGCTTCACGAGCTTTAGGTATAGACTGGTTCTTGTCTACACCGAAATCAGATAGGTCTTCCTCCCCTCTCATTATCGAAGCTGACTGCGCGAGAATGAAATCGGACTCACCGTCATCAAACGACGCGTTGACAGACCTTATGTTCTCAGGGTTGAATACTACTACCTCAGAAGCGTTCTCAGGCATGCTAGGGTCCATCAGGGCCCTTCTGACAATTATACCATCGTACCCTTGCTCGATAAGTTTGTTGGCATCTATACGAATGGGTGCCGCCTCGGGGTTAGGGTACACCATGGGGTTATTCATCCTGATGTACACCGGAATGACATTCTGGTTGCCTTGTTTTCTGGTGATTATATCCGAGACATTTGCGTAACGACTCCCTACCGCAGGGGAGTCACTCAAGTACACCCCACGACCAAGCTTCCCACCCTCACTACTCCTAAACCTCGTAATGTCAGCGGAGGTACCGTGGTAGTACACTGTGGTGGTATCGAACCCTAGTGCTTCGGCTCTCCTCATTCTTTGAGCAGTATTAGTGGCATCCGTAATGTTCTCATCAGGAGCGCGATTCTCGGTCCACGTCCACTCAGGCATCAGCCCCACTTTCTGGTCCGCGAACACGGTGTCCTCCGCACTCGCGGTACGGTTCTGCTCACCTGAAGGGCCGTAGTTCACCCAACTGTTCTGGCCTCGAGTCTCGCTGGTGATAGCACCGATGGCACTCCCTGTGAACAGTCTCACATGCGCCTGCCACGCGTTCTCCTCTCCTCTCGCTCGGAACCCAGCGCCCTCCATCCCGTGTCCGAAAGCGTCATGCACCGCCCTGAACAAGTCGTTCGCATACACTTTTTTCATCGGACCATCAAGACTCCCTGAAGGCCACTCTATTCCTGTGTCCGCAAGTAAAGGGTTCTTGGAAGGGTCAAACGCCTCGTCGGTACCGAAACCTTCTTCAGTTGGGAACACACCCATTTGCTGGTTCTGCGAAAGGTCCCGCATCGAGTTCCAAGGTGAGCTGATGTACTCAAGGTTAGCGTCATTGGATAAGTCAACGAACCAGAATTGGTATCCGGCATCCACTAGTGCTTGGTATTGGGCCATGGTCTGCGCGATTAGGTTCTCATACGCTTCTCTGACAGCAGGGTCATTTGGTGCGTTCTCCATCTGCTCATACGCATCAGCGACACGAGTAGCAAACTCAGGGTCTACATCTACATACTCCGACTGGCGAGCGAGGGGGATACCATTGTCTAGCGCGTACTGCTCCGCTACATTTACGATTCCTTCGATTGGGCCATTAACGCCTTCGACTGATGGCGCATCTTGGAGAGGCGATACCTCCCCTCTTCCAGCTCCTGTTCTTTGTTGTAAACTTCCATCTCTTTGTCGTACTCCGCTAAGCTCTTGTACCGCTTCATCACGGGCTTCTGTGTTTGCATTGCTCTGTAACTCCATTATGACGACATCAGGTCGCCCTTGTGTTTCAACATCCCACCCATCTGGCATGTATTCATCATCCCAAGTGAGTCGGTCTACTTCGACGAATCCGTACTTAGCATACCCTTCAGTCAGGGCACCTTCGAACGCTTCCAGTTTATTTGCCCCTGCTTGAATCGCGGCAGGTACCAAGGTAGCCATACCACGAATCTCAGAGCTGGGGTCTTTGAACACCGACAGAAGCATGCCATCGCGGATAGCGAATCCAGCACGTCCCTCATCGATGGTGTATAAATCCATAGAGGCATATTCCTCCTCTGTGTATATGTCAGCCGCTTTACCATTCTTACTGTTACCTAGCGCGGCAGTAGCGTTCTGCACGAAAGATGCCGCATCAGGACGCTCGAATCCTTCTGTAAGGGACTGGTCACCAAACGACACATTCACCAGTCTGCCGAGAGCCTGCTTCACTCCTGTAGATAGTCCAGTCAAGTCCGCGTCAGGACGAAGTATCTCGTTCAACGCCTGCGAAGGGTAGTCGTACCCTAGCCAACTGTCACGGTCCATCGCTCTGAACAGCCTCTGGTACTCTGGGCTGACCTCTGAAATACGAGACATGACATCTTCCGAGTCAGCGTCTTGCTCAAACATCGCCAAGAAATCCCGTCTAACATTATCGAATACGGAGCTACCGTCACGGAACGCCGCCTGCAGTAACGCTTCTTCCCCTGCTAGACGTGCCGCTTCTCCCGTCTGTGGCCCTTCTATCACAAGCCCTGAACGGTCATATGCTTGCTGTACTGTGATGCCATTACGTTTGGCATAAGACGTGGCCCACGCAGGCACCACGAGAGCCATCTGCTTCGCGTTAGCAGGAGTGACCATGCCAGTGTCAATTAGTTGACTTCTCACCGCTTCAAAGATGTCCTGCGCTTCTACGTACTCGCTGACATTCTCCTCTGCCTCAGCAACCAGTTTAGCCACATAATCGTCGTACTCCTCTTTAGCTTTCTCGACGCGACGTGGGGAGTCCACTTCAGAGTTAAGCACCATGGCTTGCCTAAGTGCCTCGTACTCCGGTGTGCCGGAGAAGTCGGTGGCGAAGTCCGCCATAGATATCTGTAGTGACCCGTCGAGTGCTGTCGCCTCTTCCACCTTCTCACGCAGTAGGGTGATGGCTGGGGTTTCCTCTCCTTCGTAAGTATCCAAGTACTCTCTTACGGCATCCGCATCGATAAATACATTCATATCAGGATTGTTGTTCTCGACGTACTGCCGGAACGCCTCAACGTCACGCTCACGCAACTTCGATTTGCTAGAGTACTCATTGACCCCATCAATCTTTTTCTGGTCCTCCATGCCCCTTAGTTGCTTACGTGCCAAGTCCTGCTGAGACGCGTCCAGCCCTTTAATGAGTTTGTCGTTATAGTACTGGTTCACCGCTTGCTGGTTAGCACTGACGACACCGGAACCTGCTCCAAGTACCGCACCGCCGTAACCTCCTGCGGCACCAGCAATCAGAGACTCTTTGAGTAACTCTTCAAATATAATGTTGGCGTCGGTACCTGCTCTCTCTGCTACGTACTCAATCGCAGTCTGGACCATCTCAGTAGGCGTCTCAATCAGCGCCCCTTCTGTGGCTCTTGTTGCAATCTCTTTGGCCTTATCACCCGCCTCCCCTGTGATAGGATTATCCTTGATGTCCTTGAATATACGAGAGGGAAGTATGCGCTCTAACGCCGACACCACAGTTGCGAAAGGTAACGCGTTGATTGAGTCGGTGAGAGTTGCCTCCCCTTCTACACCACCATTGTTGACGTTACGTGCCTGTCCCATCTCTTCTGCACGAGCCATGATGTAGGGTACTAGTCCGGCTCTCGCCGCTATCATGTCAGGTATAGATGCCACGGTCTGTTCCGTACCGAAACGTATGAAGTTCCCTGCGGTAGCGAGGTACTCACCACGCTCGAAAGACCCTTCAACGTCATCGAACGTTGCTAGTGGCTCATATCCAAAGTCAGTCTCTTTCAAGAACTCCCCTACTATCTTGACAGGGTCTTTGAGTCCTGCCGCACGAGCGGTATTCAGTTGTTCAGGGCTCACGTACACAGGGAATCCATTACGGAAGTCTATCCCACCAAGGGGGAAGTACTTCTCCATTGCATCAGACGTCTGGGTGAGTACATTAATAAATGACCCTGCTAGGTCAGAGGTTCTGGCAGGTATGGCACGGGATAAGTTGTTGAAATATCCTTTCTGCTCTGACTTTTGTGGTGCGAGCTCGTCGAGGGTGAAGTCCCCCATGAGCTCTTCGATATTCATCAGGTTATCAATGTCGTCATGAGACATCGAAGCGTTATTATAGTCGGATAGATACTCAGCAAGCTTAGGTGCCCTGCGAAGTATCTCGTCCACATTAGTGTTCTGAAGCTTCAAGCGAGCTTCAGTATCCGCAGGGTCGATTGCCACCGCGTTGACTGGCATGCCTGACTGCTTCGACAAACGGTTAAGGTCCGCTTGCTGTTGAGGGTTCTGCTTGAACGCCTCCGACATAGTAGCGTTTAACTGCGTCCTCTTCTGGCCCTTCAGCATGTCCTCTGCAGACATAGGTACCTCGGGGTTTTGGAACTGTGAAAAATCTACATTCTCTAAGTTAAACGTGGTGTCGGTCATTATCTTGCGTTCCTGTAAGCAGTTGCCAATTCATCTTGTGTGGGTTTTCTACCTACTCTTTCGATGAATCTATCATTAACTAATTTCATGTTATTTTGGAACTCTAGCACACTTTCAGCAGTGACGCTCTCTCCCATAGAGTTGAGGACACTTGACGCGAAATCTAAGTCTTCAGGCGCGAACTCTTCCAGCGAGATTTCCGAGTCGAACCAGTATGACTTCTCTTGCACGGCCTTGCGTGTGAATCGATTCAGCACATCGTCATACTCTTTATCACTGAGAGGTGCCCCTTTCTGCTTCTCGAGCATGAGGACCTCACTGTCAAGTACACGATAGAATGCATTGACCTTAGCAACATCTTTAGTCTTCCAGTCACTTTTGGCTCCGAAGATTTGCTCAACAGTAGCCGATGTAGACGCCGCACTAGTTCGCCCAGTAGTGACTCCTGCTCGTGCGTCACTCACCAAGTTAAGTAAGGCATCACGTTTACTGGGGTCAAGAACTCCGAAATATTCTGAAGGCTTAATATTAGCCAGTTTGTCCGGTGACATGAGTTTGAGCTCTTGCCATACCACGTAGTCTGTCTGCACTGGTGCGGTCTTCTGTAGCATCGCACGTTGCGCAGGGCGTAAGTCGTTCCACTCGTCAGGGTACGTAGCTTTGAACTGCTCGACGGAATTCCCCTTGGCGTATATGAACTCCTCCCCCATGATAACTGTGTTGGCCCGTCGCTCATCATCCGCCACCAGTTTCTGGTTGAGCTGGTATGTGGCTTCTGCCTTAACTAGCTTCTGTAGTTCAGGGTCACCAATTTTGTTTATCTCTTCAATCATGGCACCCCTCGCGTCGAGTCGGTCACCGAAATCCATCACGAGACTGTTAGCACGAGTAACAGCTTCATTAGCCTTATCCTTGGTGTCCTCGACCTCTCTACGTTTCTCGAGTAACTGGTCAACCTTAACTCGGTCAGGACCTTCGAGTCCTTTACCCCACAGCTCAAGTGCCTTCTCACCATCCGCCACACTACTACTCACCGCCGCGTCAATCACGTTCATTGAAAACGCGGAGCGATAGCTTTGAATCATCTCGTTCTTCGCTGTACCTGACACCCCTTGGAGCCCCGCTGAATCTATGACCGCTTGCACTCCTTTATCAAGCTCCAAGTCCAACTGCTTTAAGTTGTTCCAATACAGTGAGCCTGACTCCAGCGAGTTCTCTACTTCTGCTTTGGCATTGGAAACATTCCACGCTTTTAAGTTGGTGGCAGAGTGACGCATAATGTCAGCGTTTCCTCTGGTGATGTACCCATCTGCTACACGGTTGAACTCTTGAAGTGCACGAGGGGATAGGGTACTGCCGAACTCTTTCTTGAGCTCTTCTAGTCGTTTAGTCGTAGCCTCCGCTTGGTCAACTGCGGAACGTCCACTCGTGTTGAAGTACCCGTTATCAGGGTCAAAGAACACTTTGTTCTTTTCACGCTCGAACATGGTAGCCGCTTGTTGAGTCTCCGCAACTGTCTTCTGCCTGTTTATTTCCGTGGCGAGTTGGCCCATGGCGTTTATGCCCTGCGCAAGTTGCTGTCCACCATTAGGGGTTGTTTGCGCCTGCGTGGTGCCTGCGACCTGTGTTCTGACTTGGTCAGGTTGATACTTTACGGTTGGCATGAACTGCTCCTAGATGCGGGGGCTAAAATTTAAAGACGAGTTGGTGCTATACCACTTAGATGCCACTGCACCATTACTGCCTGAAGCGGCTCCTGCCGCCCCTGCGCTTGCGGCAGGTACTGGAGCATTTATCATCCCTACGGTTGCGGCAGTGCTGAGCACCGTCCCTACTGCGGCGAGGTTTGAGGCGCGTCTTGCGGCACGTCCCTGCGAGATGGTCAGGTCGGCCTGACGGTCCACCGTATCTGCTTGGTCTAGGAAATTAGTGCGTACCCGCAGAGCGTCCACTTCACCAAGTAGTTCGGTGTCAGCTTGTAAGTCCCCAGCGGAGCCTGCATCTATATCGATGCCTGATGCCGCGAGTTGAGCGCGTTGAAGTGAGAGAGTCTCCGCAGTTTGTCTGCGCTGGATGTTCTCCTCTTCAACGCCTTTATTGCGTATAGCAGTTGCTTGGTTCTCTTGCTCTCTGGCGTTATAGCGAGCAACACCCATGGCCTCTTTACCTTGCTGTACCTGCGAAAAAGCTTGAGTGCCTCCCGCTACTATCGATAACGTCGTCATGGTTACTGGGTCACACATGTTAATCCCCTATATGAAACTTGTGAAAGTGAGCGCCATTTGGCCCCATCGGTGTACTAGGTTCAATTGTGAAACCCATCCATCGTAGCCATCTGACACTCAGTTTGTTATCCGCATGCACGAAGTTCATTAAGTTAGGACATACAGTTCTCATGTCTTCGACTCCTTGCTTGCATCTGTTGATAAATATACGACGGTTTTTTAATGCGCCGTGCGTTGCTAGTAGCCATGGAACGCCTACCCCACCTAGATGGTTCAGCACCACCAGTCCTACGACTGCACAGGGCTCTCCATCTATGACCACGACACTGCAGTAATCGGACATCTCAGCCCCTCGAGTCAATGCCTGTATCGGTGTTAAATCTGATAGCAGTTTACACTCAAGTGCATCCGCTTGTCGCATATTATCTGCTACGTACTTTAGCAGGTCGGCGTTAGGCTCTACGTACTTAACTACTGACATCTAGGTCTGGGATAATTGAAAGCACTGCCATTGGCATCGGCGACTGCTGTTGCACTCTCACCCCACCTCCCAAGTTCCACGAGTCCTCTGGTATGACTTCACCTTTGAAGGTTCTCAAAGGAATCGCGCCATAACCGAACGATTCTAGCCGTGGCTTGAGCTCACTCAGGACCGCAGTGCCATCCTCTTTTATGGGCCCAGCAAACACCGCTCTACTGTCTTGTAATTCGATGACCAGTTTATGTACGCTCACACTTTTTGACTTCAGGGTTGCCATCATCTCCGCACGGTCTAGGTCAAGGGTATCCATGGTGCAGGTATACCCGAGCCCTACTAATACTTTACTGGATTCACGAGGCAAGGTGATGGTCCCTGATGTCACCGTCAGTCCCGACACCACATTACCGTCCGCAACTACCGACACCACTTTACCTTCGAGGTGTGATAGTCCTGATATATTATCTGCAGGCACTCCCTCATATGTCAGCCCCGAGTCAACACAGAAAGCGTCTGCGGGGCTTGTAACATTGCGAGGCTCCATACGCTCAACGTAGCGCTTCGTAACACCACCGATTTGTCGATTGACCACGAAGTAGACTGCATCACGATTTCCTTCCCTGATGCTTGTGAGGCTCTCGTACAAGCCATCTGTGACGTGCTGGTGCCATGCCCATACTTGCTGTTCTCTTTGGTACGTCAACCCGAGGAGCCTGCCGTCGTTTCGTATGCACCATATAATCCCGTAGGGTTCACGGGCAAACGACATTTCAGTAATCTCAGCATCTTCAATCAAGTGTTCTGCCATTACTGTCAGGTCGTTGCCTGTGAACTTATCGCTGGAGAAGTCGTACCCAAGGTCGCGCAAACGAGTGTTACTGTCTTGCACGTAAACCACGGTGTCGTTGACTATCTCCGGTGGGACCTTTGATGCCCCGTTATTTGATTGCTTGCGCACACCGATGGTGGATGGTGTGAGGACTTGGTCCTGTCCTTCTGTGACTCTCCACACCCCGCCCGACGTCAGCAATACCATCGCGTCGAGTTCCACTATGTGGCGAATCTCGTTGACCTCACGTCCCGCGATAGAAAATGTGATGGCGTCATCTGCGCGAGTAGGTATCGAGTTCCTGAAGGAATCGAAGTTGCCTGATTGAGAGGTGAATACTGTCTGCCTCTGTTCTAGCGTGTTCGCGAATATAAGTCGCTGTTGGTAGAAGTTCACTGTCGTGGGTTTCTCTCCTGTCCGCAGGAACGTGCCACCTGACGTGTAGGTCTGCAGTGGCCCTATAATATTCCCTCCCACTATCTGGAAGGTGTTGTCATCAATGACCCTGATATCGAACGTGTCGTTGTACACGGTAGGTCTCAAGACCCCCTCTATGGTGACCCGTTGCCCATTGGCCAGCCCGTGATTTGGAGAGGTGAATATGCCGTCACCCACATCGATGTCAGTGATGTTACCGGATATGTCTGTAAAGGGGTCCCTTAGCGTGGGGGGCGCGTCTGATGTTATTGGTGCGAAGTTATAGTCTTCGAACCCTAGCGAGTTAGATGTTCCTATAAACCCGAACACCCCAGTATTGTTTGATGGGTCTTTGTATATGATGTAGTACGACGCACCTACGACTGCTTTCCATGACAGGCGGACTCCCGCAGTAGTTGACAGCGACTTAGTGGTAACGCTTACCTGTTCTGACGCGATGGACTCCTCATTGTCACTGGACACTGCTGTCACCACATAGCTGTAGGTCTTGTCAAAGTCTCCGGCTCCTTGCCCGAAAGGTCTGATGGGGTCGACTGTTGCGGCTCCCCCTCCCGTGTAAGTGGGAAACCCTGTGGAGTCGACGTTATCCAAAGCAAAGCTGTTAGCGCTCAACACCGTGATAGTGTAAGTGTTACTGTTCAGTTGCGTCATGCCGCTGATACCTGCGAGTAGCACCGTCTGACCTGAGTCAAAGTTGTGATTAGAGGTGGTTACTACTACCGCAGGGTCCGCTTTGGATATCGATGAAATGTTGTTCGAGTTCTGGTCCGCAAACACGGGGGGACTGATACGGGGGGTGAAGTCAATAACTTCCAAAGACCAGTCGTCTTCTGCGTTCCGGTTCAG